GTCAATGCTTCAGCAAGCGCATCAGTGCGACCCTCAAGCTCTGGGTCAGATGCAGCCAGTATACTTCCGATCAAATCTTGTTCTGCTTGTCTACCTGCCAATGTGATGTCATCATCCAATCTGCCCGTCAGACCAGCCGTGCGTAGGCGGCTCTCAAGCGTCTCTGTGCCAGCGCCTGTGTCACCCTCTTCGCGGAACAAGCCCGTAGCCCCGGCTCTCGCCAATCCTCGGTTCAACGCTTCATTCTGTAGACTGCTTTCGATGACTTGTGATTGTAGCGTATCTTCACCGCCATACTGGCCCGTTACGCCAGCCTCTTGTATCTGACGCGCTAAATCGTCACTGGCAAGCTGACTTTCTAATGCTCTTTCAGCCGTTGTATCGCCACCTCTAAACTGGCCCGTCAGACCTGCCTCAGTAGCCTCACGCGCCAAACTAGCCGTATCTAAGTCACTAGCAGCCCGTTGGCCTTGCAATGTTGTTATAGGAGCATCCGTTCCTGTAATTACTCGTCCAAATAGCTCTGACTCAGCCGCTTGCTGTGCGCGTAAATCACCTCGACGAGTCAGATCCTCTCGTAATGCTAACTCGCGGCCAGCTAACGTGTCTGCATCGCCAAAACGTCCCGTCAGTTCAGCAGCCGCTATATCGCGTCCCTGCTGTCTATCTTGTATGGTTTCGCCAGCCAACTGCTCTTCAAGTGTTTGTCCACGTTCGGCAATATTCATCCGTTGACGTTGCTCTTGTGCAGCTAGCGTATCTACCCCTTGGAACTGGCCTGTCTGCCCAGCGCGAGTTACATCACGGGCCAATGCCGTATCTAAGAGTCGATCTTGTGCAAGACGCTCCTCTAGCCCTTGACCACGTTGTGCAATATTCATTGATGAACGCGCTTGATCGAAAGCCAACGCATCACGTAGATCGCCCTGTCTGCGCTGTGCCGCAGCAGCCTCTAATGCCAATCGGTTACGCTCATTGCCCTCTGCCATGCGCGTCAGTGCAGCGGCTGTATCTCCACCGCCCCGTAATACGCCGTAGCGCGATAGCTGCTCAACTAAACCTTGCTGTGCTTCTTGCTGACGTAATTGTTGGTCAGCTATCTGAGATGCAAGGATCGGGTCATTAGCAGAATCAATGCGGCCTAAATACTCTTGCTCTAACCGTTGCTGTAGGTTCCCACCTGGATTTGCTAATCTTCCTAATTGTGGCATTGGCTGAAACTGTGGTCTGCCGTCTGCCGTGCGAAGCCCAGTATCGGGCTGTTGAGCCGCAGCGTCTGCGTAGGGGTTTCTATATGTTGTGGGCGCAGTTATATCGCCCCCCTGTGCTACAGCAGCGTCTGCATAAGGACTACGGAAACCTGTTACATCGGGCAGTTCAGTAGGTGTCTGTGCGGCAAACATTGCAGCCTGTGCATCCGTAGCACCAGAAGGCGCTTGAAGTCTACTTTCAGCCCTACGAAGCAACTGTTGCTGTTGGAAGGTTGGCGCTTGTGCTATCATCATTTCTCGTTGGGCAGGTGTGCCGCCACCGTATCCCGATAGCAAGTCTCGCGTACGGTCGTTTATTCTTTGCGCGCGTTGCATATCTAATTGAGCTTGTTGCTGTCTGTTCGCTTGTTGCGCTGCCTCCATATCTAACTGTGCTTGTCGGCGCTGGTCAGCTTGGGCTTGTTGGGCTTGTTGCATGGCAAGTTGCTGTTCTAAAATCCCACTGATACCGCCTAACTGCTGATTCTGCGCTTCAAACATTTGTCGTTGAGCATCTGTAGCTCCCGATATTGCATCAGTAAAACCTCTATTTTGCGCGTCAAACATTGCTTGCTGTGCAGCTGTGCTGCCCGATATTGCATCAGTAAACCGTTGATTCTGCGCGTCGAACATTGCTTGTTGGGCGCTAGTACTACCTGCTATTGCATCTGAGATACCTTGGGTTTCACCGCGCAAGATATTTTGGTAATCATCGGCGGTCATCCGATCTGCATTAATCGCGCTTGTTATGCGATCTTCCGCACCACTGAGAAGTCTGTTATAATCATCCGCTGTAACTATTGAATCTCTTATGCCCTGCGTTTCGCCCCGTAGAATATTTTGGTAGTCATCCACTGTCATTGGCGCTGGCGCTGCTGTAGGGGCTTGAGCATCAGCCATTGACGGCTGTAGAGAAACTGCGCCACCCCCCTGTGCATCTGCCATTGACGGCAAGTCTACACCGCGAGATTTGTCCACTTCTGTAGATATGCCCGTAGGCGTGACTGTATCATCCAACGGTTGTTTTACTGGACTTTGTGCGGCTTGTGCTAATGCCATAGCATTACCCGCATTCGGGTCAAATGCGTTGCCCGTAGGCTGGTTGTTCATCTGCAAAACTTGCTGATATTGCTCAGAAGTCATTCCACCTTGAGGCAACGGATTGTTTTGCGTTTGTGGCGCTTGCATCTGTGCCATTGTAGGTGGTGGAGGCGGCGGCGGTGGTGGAGGAGGTGGCATATTGGCTGGAGTACTACCAGCAACCTTGCCCCCCGTTTGCTCTTGAAACGCAGTTTGTGCATCTGTGTTTACGCCTGTTGGCGTTACTGTATCATCAAAACCTGCGCCAGTAGACCCACTTGCAATTGCGTTTGTTATAGGATCTTGTAACTGAGGCGTACTGCTACCACTTGCATACGGATTAAAGGGCGCGGCAGGTTTTGTTACAGGCGGTTTAGGAACCGATGGTTGATCTAAAAAGTTTCTACGGCGCTGAGATGCCGATACTCGCCTTCTGCTATTAGTAGGCGTACGCCGTCTGTAATTTGACCCACCAGCGAAAGAACTTACAGCCATTACTCTATTCCTGTTGTGCGTTTGCGCGTCAAACCAATCGGCTTGTATTGCAGATTAGTACGGCGAATTGTAAACGTCTCGTCATCGTTAAAATTGCTGAACCGCAGCTTAGTGCGCGGATCATATCCAAACAGATCACTGTCCGTAGTCAGTGCAGTTACATCGCTTTGTAATACGCTTGCATCCAGCGTAAACGTAGTGTTCAACGTAGCGCCCAGATCACCCATCTGTATCGTTTCGACGTTACTGACTATCGACGCAGAGGTCTGGGTTATTGACAGGTCGAAATTGCCTGTGTTATCGAAAAGTGTACGGTTATACAACCAACGACACTGTACAGCATCGCCCAATGGAGCCAAGTTAGCTGTCTCGAAAAACGCTTGGATAGCTGACCCGTCATCGTTGTCACCTGTCTCGTGTTTCTGAATGTGACCTGCGAAATCACCTGCGTGGGGCAACTCGTCGATCATAGCCGCAGCGTTGCGCGTAAACCCGTTGTAGGGGCCAAACCAGCAGTTAAGACGGTTACTGTATATAACCACGCTGTTCATTTGCGTTTGTGATGCCCCAAAGGGCAGAAAGAACCACACCTGCTCTTCAGCTGGGTAAAACAGCGCGAATGAATACGGCAATCGCGCACTGTTGAGGTTCGGCCAATACCCATCATCTAGCGCAAAGCTAATCTTTTCTACGGCAGGGCCACCTGTCCACTGATAGATACCGTCCTCACGCACGAACAACTGACGCTCTCCAGGGATCGTTACAATCGTTCTGCTAGCGATTGTTCCGCGCTGTGTGCGCTGCTGCTGGCTGAATGGGATCGTAGAGTTACCCGTAGGCGTGAGGGTGTGTATACCCTGCTCAGTATGCACTGACAACGTACTCTGAAAAGGCGCAAGCCCCGTTACATCATAGCCAAAAGCGTGGTAGTTGAGCGCACCCCATGTCTCTATATCACCCGCATCTGAGCGCCACACTCGATCTGGCACGGTGTTGGTGTTGCCTACCCAGAGACGGTTTTCCCAGAATGCTACGTGCTTGGGCTTGGTAAACCGCGAATCGTCATCTAACGCTGCTGCATTGTTGCTACCGCCCGTCCATTTAATCGCATCGGTGTCTTGGCCGTTTACTGCGACCAACGTGTCACCTGCCAGCACCCATTGCCATGTATAGTCGTTGCCAGCGGTGATCGTTGTGCTGCCTGTCCGGTCTGTAGCAGATCCACCCGATACGTCGAAAAACTTGTCACCGCAAAAAGCGAACACCTTCTCTGCCCCAGCTAGTGTAACTTGACCCAATGCTGTAACCGTAGCACCGCTGTTCATTGCACTGCTGTTGTATTTGGCGAACCCTTTGCGCTTGGATACCTCACCTGCCAACCCTACAGTGCAGTTTTGCATATCATGGATGCCAGACGGAGATAAATCCTCGGCTGGGACACTGTAGTTTACCCCATCTCTCCAAGGGCCAAGGCGAAGGGATTCGGCAGCTATTGGCATCAGTTTAGCGACCCTTCAGTTGGATAAAATGAAAAATTATCAACTGCGGTATCGTCTGAGCGCCGCATACGGAACTTGCGGTTGCCCTGCACACTGAGGTTTTGTCTGGAGGCAATTGCTAACACACGCTCCATCTCATTTCGATCAACACCAGCGCCTTGGTCATCACCTTTCTCTTGCTTAAATAGCGAGGAGATGCCGTAGATCAGTGCTGGCTGTATAACTGGGGGGTAGTACTGATTGATAGAGTTATTATCTTCTAACTCGACAAACTCTGGGATTTGTCTGTAATAGCGATACCCGATGCTGTCTACGCCGTCTGGCGTGGGATACAATGTTACTTGTATAGCACCGTTGGTATCTATGCCGTTGATGGCAACAAATCGAGGATCACCGTCTGTGCTGGAGTCTGGGTCAGCAGCATCAATATCCTGTGTGCTTTGGACAATGATGACATGGTTTTCCGTTATGTTTCTAAACGATAACGGAGTCAGCACATCAGTTTCTAACGAGTACGTTCGCGTGTCTGCAACAGTATTAAACGTAGCCGACTTAAATAGCCAGTTCCACTGCTCACGGCTCTGTATATCTTTGCCAACCAGATTCAGATAGTCACGCGCACTATTTTTAAACGTCGAGCTATTTGTGTTTAGCCCAACGCGCCGTAACGCTATCTGCAAAATCTCAATGTTTGTCATCCCAGTACGGCGGCTCTCATATCGACCCACGCACCGTTTTCATACCCTTGAAACTTGTTCAGCGTACTGTTGTAGATCAGCATCCCATTAGCTGCTGTCAGCGCATCTCGCTCTGTCGTTGTTAATGACGGAACAGTAAACGATGCGCCAAACGTAACGGTATCAGCCTGTAGCACCCCAAAGAGCGCAGCGTCACCGAAAAATGCAGCGGCGTTTACCTGACCTAAACTTTCTGTCACTGTCTACATTTCAGCGCCCTGGGCTATCTGATCCAGATCGTATTCGGACAAGTTATCGCCGTTGTTTTCCAACCAACGATCTGTCCAAATGCGAACGGCTTCGGGGCCGCGATCTGATATACGCGCC